ATAACGCCAAGATCCTCAAGATCATCGATATGGTCATCAATCGTGCGATCCCTATAATCGGTTTCAAGACCCATAAGTCCGTCTATTATAGGTAAATGATCCGTCATGGTTAACTGGGATCAGCTCTACTTGATGGCCTTTCTTACCAAAACTTAGGACTGTAAAGCCCATATTCCAATCTGCTGAATTGTATTTAAGATAAGAGGCTTTACGCATGTCCATTAGGTGTCCTGCCTCAATGCCCCAAATCGTTGAATAACGGCCGTTTAAGCCAGTTTGGTGTCGGACTGCACCCTGCCTATGGGAGTGGCCACAAACTACGCTAGAATGCCATTTCTTGGCCAAATTAAGGCCTGTTATACCTGCATGCTTAGACATGTTGCCTTCGTCGCCATGAGCCAAGTGCCAGCCCTTTTCAAACTCGTAGGCTCTCTTATGAAATCTAATCCCTAAGCTGCTGAAATCCATAAACTTGTCATAAGCCAATTCAGGTAATCCAATAAGTGATGGCGCACCTTTGAGTAATGTTTGATAAATTCTATCTGTGTGATTTGACCGGACAATATCGGTCGTGCCTAGATCGTAAAGGATCTCTTGGCCTAGTTTTCTTTCCTCATCTAAGGTTTCTGCAAACTCTAATTTTGTGCCTTTTGCCCAACGCGATTGTGAGCCTAGATCCATTTCATCACCAACATTTAAGACAAAATCAAACTTTTCGTGCTTGACCATCTTAATTAAATTGGCAACTGCTTTTGGATGATGCAGCGGTATCTGCAAATCCGGTGTTACTAAATACCTACGATTAGTTTTAATCGTCATCCTCATCTGGAGTAGGAATAGTTGGGATAATCCCTTTATCGCCTACGATCCAGTCAGGCATTGAGTCAGGATTATCCATTAGATATAGTGCTACCGACTCAGAGAAACCAGCCCTTCTAGCTGTCTTAAATATCTCATGTTTTACGATATACCATTGATCCAGTTTAGTTATTTCAGGAGTGTGGCGAACGCGACGACGATTAACTTTTTTGCGTTTAGGTTGTTTCCGTGTGTTCGCCATAGCAAAATTATCGCTTACTGATTAAGACGAACAGATCATCAACACGCGCTTCAAGTCTAGTAATTTGATCCTTAATTGAACTTCCAGAATTTGGCTTCAATTCTTGTAAATAAGATTTAATAACCCAGCGCAGACCCAGTAATAAACTTGTAGATACGGCGCATACGCCAACGGCTATGCCAACCCATTCGTTTGCGGTCATGACGCATTAATTCCATAATCCGCTTCGCTCCCTGACTTTGGATCTAACGCTTTGGCAATAGGCGCAACAATCGCACCAAGCATAGTTGCATAGGCTGGATGTATGTCAGCCACTATTGCTAAAGCAACTGTAATTCCACTAGCTGCTACAGCTCTCAAATATGACTTAATTGCTGCTTTGTGTTTTTTAGATAGTTTCATTAATTGCCTTTCAGTAGTGGGATGTCGAACTTCTTGCCATTTTGATTTGGTTTGAAAGAAACATGGATGTGTTTGTGGTGCGGGTTTATGCCTCTGTATTTTTTGAATTTCCATAATGATCTAGCACTAGCAATTTTGCCAGCGTGGATCACATAATAAATACGCTTATCCTTTTTTGCTGCGAGTCGAACCTGATCTGCCAAATCGAAACTAAGCCCTTCTTGGTCAGATAGGCGAGCGTCAATGTCGATGGCACATACTTCACCCTGTTCATTTGGGTTGTGCTGACTGACTCTGGCTGAATGGCGAGCATCACCAATCCATCCATCACTTGTGCGCTTGCGATCAGGGAAGCAGTCATTCACTTGTTCCCTAAAGGTTTCAGCAGCTTTAGATAACCAAGGCTTCATTAGCCAAGTAACAATTTTGCTTCATCAGCAGTAATGCCAAGTTTGTCAAGTAATGCTTGTTTTTCGGCAGCCTTTGTTTCGGCTTCGGCTTTTAATGCTTCAATTTTAGATAAGTGCTCTAATCTTAATGCTTCCTCTTGTGCAGTTTCATCTCTTTCAATATCTACTGTTTCGCCAGTTTCAGCATTGAAAATTCTTTCAATTATTTTCATTATTACTCCTTAATTATTACTTGAATATACATAAATATTGCCAGCATCAAAATTAAGCGGAGCAATTACTGAAACTGATGAAATTGTGCTTGCTGAATTGTAAAAACCGCCCAAAGCGTTTCCAACATGGCTATTACCGCCAGATGGAGTACCTGATCCAGCCATAGAAAAAATTTTAACACCGCTAGTGTTGCAACCATCTAAAATTAAATGACTACTAATAGTTGAAGCAGCATTACTACTCATATCACCAAGCGGGATATTTGTTTGGGCTTGACCTATTCCACCTAAACTATTGGTTGAATATGTTGATGGTGATGAAAGTTGAAAACCATAAACATTGTAATTTGAGCCTGAATCTGAATTAAATCTTAAAGTAATTGATTGACTAGCAGTTCCGCATGATGCACCTTGAACAAGCACTAAAAGTTTATTTTTTCCGGAAATGCCTGAAATGGTTACAGTTGATGATCCACTTAATGCTGATGATCCGAGTGATGACCAATTTGATCCAGCAGCAGGAGCAGCCCATTTTAATCCTGTGGCTGTTGATGTATCGACTGTTAAAACATCATTATTGACACCAGATGAAGCAAGTCTTGCAGGAGTATCATTTGCAGTTGCAGAAATTAAATCACCTTTAGCATCGACAATTGCATTTTGAATTGCATTTGAATCATCTTGAGCAACCCAAGCATAATCTAAATCTGTGTTTGAATTTTTACTTAAAACTTGACCAGTCGTTCCACCTTTAAGATCAACTAATGAAGTGTCGATATTTCCTGCAAGTGTGCGAATTGCAGCAGCACCATCTTTAACAAGATCGGTGTCGGCTGGTGTTGTCCATCCGAAGTTTGTAGTAGTTGGCATTTTATCCTTTTCCTATCAGGCTACTATTGTAGCGTACTCCCAAGTCAAACTTGGGCTTAAAGTGTTCCATGCCTCGGTGGCTGGAGTTGTATTCCAACGCATCGCCACTTGGCTAAATGCGATTGGGGAAACATTGATTGTTAAAAACAGTTCATTGAACCGAGTGCTCCATGACCAGCCTTCAACATAGCCTTCAAAATCTCCACCTGATATTTGATTGGGTAGGTGTTGAATATGAACTGGCATTCCCATAAATACAGCTAGTAGATCATCCCGATCTGCGTTATCAATTTCAGGGTTAGTGATTGGGAATGTGATTGATTGGAATGCTGGGATTGGATAGGCTCTTTGTGCTATGTATCGATCTGCAATAGCCTGAGCATCGACAGCACCCTGAACCCTTGAATTAATGCTTTCGGCTTTGTAGCCATATAAGGCAATTGAAGCTGCATCTGTGGCAGTAACTTGTGAATTGTAATTGTTGCCATAATTGATATAAATATCATTACGAACATCTGCTGATCTCATAATTGTAGATAAACCTTGACCTAAAGCGTGGCGAGCATCTAGTTCAACATAACCATTAATTAAAAGATAATTCTGCCTATGATCTGCGTCTGCATAACCGATATTGCCTTGATTGTCTTCGTAAATATATCCAAATGCTGAATTAGCGATATCTGAAATAATGTTGTAGATGGTGTCCACAGTTGTAGATTGAGCAGTCATGGTATAAAGACCCGGCTGATCAATTTCCCCAAGCCCTAGATTGACTGCATCTTCCCAAGTTTCAGTTGCATCATAAGTTGACCATTGAGAAGCTGCTGGAACATCATTCCAAGTGCCAAGTAATATGCTAGATAAAATCTCATATATTTGGTCGCCATCTTCATCTTGAGAAATGTTATCATCCCAAATTTCTTTGGTTAATTTTGTTAGTGTTCCCATTGCTAAAATGGTGTATTGAATAACTGTTGCAATTTGACCCGTTGCACCTACTGAAACAGTTACATCTGTTAAATCTCCACCAAATAAACTTACATAAGATCCAGTTGAGTCTTTTACTTGTAAATCAAAACTATCGTTTATCTCAAAAGGTAAAGTTTGGTTATTTAATGCAACCAGCGTAACTTGCATATATGAAGGAAGTGGCTGTTGGTAGATGTCAGATCGACCTGCTGTATGCTGAACATCTGAAATAGTTATGTCAGTATAATCAACCCCACCGACAGTTAATTTCCAATCAGGTGTAAAAACTGTCATTATCTATCCCTTAGAGCAGTTACACTTCTCGCTGATTGGCTGTTTAGATAATTTGCAACAGTTCGAGCAGTTCCCTCAGGATCTAATGCCCCACTAATTGTAATGTTATTAATTTGACCCATACCGCCACCACCAAAATTGCCAGTTGATGGAGCATAATTTGAAACGGCTGCTCCGCCTAGATCGCCACCACCTGCTAATTGTGATAATCCATAAGTTGCAGCGACGGCAGCTAAAGCAGCAGCAGCAGCACCAACTGAAGTTCCACCGGTAGCAAATGCGGTTGCCACAGCTGCACCGGCAGCAGCAGTTCGTAGGGCTTTCATCGCAGTAACTAAAGTCATGATTGCAGTAACAAATGCAACTATCTTAGATGCAACAAATACGCCAATAATAATTGCACCCAATACTGCTAATTCTTTTCTAATACTAATTACAAATTCAAGAGTTGATCTAATCTCCTCGCCAAATTGGAATGCACCTTCAGTAGCTTCAGTTATGCCAGCGGTAACGCCATCCTCACCAGAAAATCCAGCAGCGAATGCTTGAATTAAAGGAACGGCTGTTTCTAAGAAATAATCTGCTAATTCTTTAACAATTGGCAATAAAGCAGTTCCAATTTGCTCTTTAGTTTCATCGACAGCAATAGTTAATTGTCTAAACTTAAACTCAGCATTGGTAGCTTCATTATCAATAAACCCTTGATAGGTTGCCCGTAACTGATTAGTAGTTTCCTCGAAAGATTGGGTTCTAAGGGTGGCTGCATCAATTCCTAGACCTAACTTACCCAAAGCGGTATTTGACCCGTCATAAGCCCTTCCTAGGGCGTTTGTGACGCTCTCTAGTGGCTTGCCTGTGGCTATGCTAATCTCTTGAGCCAAAGTCAATAAATCTTGAGCCTTAGTTACATCTTGAGTAGATCTGATAAGTCTTGAGAATGCAGGTCTTAAAACATCATCGGTTGTAGCTGTTGCAATAGATTGTTTAGTTATGTATTTATCAATTGCTGAAATTTGATCTTCGGTGGCTTTAGTGCTTGATCTAATAACTTGCTCTAAATTCTTACGACTCTTTTCATCTTCAGCTGCTGCCTTTACTGCTGATACAGCAAACGCGGTCGCTGCTGCTCCAACAGCTGCAAATGCTAGTGCCGCCTTTTTACCGAAATCTATGATCTGGGCTGCTGATTTATCAACTGCTTTTTCAGCATCTTTTAAACCTTTTTGTAAATTATCAATATCCGCAGCAAGTGCGATTGTTAATGGTTTAGCCATCATTTCCACTCACCTCTAACTTCTAGCACAGCCTTTTCAAATCTCTTAATTACATCCGGTAACATTTTTCTAATTGTAGGATAAATGAACCAACCTTTTGCACCAATACCACTTGGCGATTTACCAGACCAAACAGGGAACTGCTTAAATCTATTTGATCCAAATTCAACACCGCCACCAATTCCAACTTTAGGACTATCGCCCTTGCTGGAAAATTGAGTAGTTGCGCCACCACTTAGTTTTTGACTTGCTAAACCAAATCTAATCTCACCAAGTAAAGATGATTTTTTAACAGATCCGCCATCGGCAATTCTCTTGGCAACTTTATTTGGTCGGCCGGAAGCAGCCCTACGGATCTCAGATAATTCATCCTGTGCTATTTCGCCTACTGCTCTTTTCATTTGATCTTGAGCAGTATCATCCATTTGGCGCAACACTTTAACAATAGAGTTTAATTCTTTTTTATCATAGGCTATTGAAGGAGTGGTCATTTGTGTCTATCCTCCAATATCTCTAACGCTGTTAAAACATCCGATCCATCTACCCATTCGCTCATTGGAATTTGAGTTGCTATTGACAACTGAACCAATAATCGACTAAGGCTTCCTACTGGATGGCTTTTGGGTTCACATCACCGACTTGAATATCGGCAACAGTTTCCATCCATGCTTCATAAGGTTTGACAGCCTTACCAGCTGCTTCTCGCTTATGTGCGTGATAAGCTAAAAACATCAAATCATTAACACCGATCTTTTCAGATGCTTGGCTAATGATATTTCCTGTCTTTTGCTCCCACTTAGCCCACTCAGGCGGTTGGGCTGTGTAAGTTGCTTCCTCGCCTGAGTTATATGTAATTGTAATTGCTAGTTTCATTTGTTTGCTCCCGTTTTATTTTTTAACTAAATGACTCTGCTGGCACTCCAATAACTTGGAATGATAAAGATACAGTTTGTGCATCTGGAGCAGTTCCACCAGATGAAGGCCACATTGGCAATACTTGGAAAGTAAATACTGCGCCTGAAGTGGCTGTAAATACTGTGCTGATTCCTGTATCTGGTGCTGACTCTGCAACGCCCCATAGAATCTCACAAAGAGATCCGGTTGCGCCCCAGTCGGCTAACATTTCAACATCAAATGTAAAGTTGTTATCAGTTACTTTAAAGACTTTTCCGTCTAGTGTCTGATAGGTCTGGCGATCCATTTCGCCTGTAAGAGTTGCGCTTGTAGCTTGTGCATCGAAATTGTTACCGCCGATTGTGAAGGTAACATCCCGACCTGTTATAACGGTGGTAGGCATTTTCGCTCCTTATGTTGTTTGTTGATAATAGGTTGAAACATTTATATCAGACACCAACAAAGTTGATGCTCCGACTTGTGTAACTGTTGGTCTTTCGACCGATCCGACAATATATCCCGCAGGAATAATTGCCAGAATGCTCATAAGTAATTGCTCGATATTATCGAGTGATGCTGGATTGCTGTTATATGCAACCGCAGCTGTGATTGTCATATTGACTCGACATCTAACTGATGACTTGCCAATTGTTTCAATTTCAAGATATGGTGATGATGGAACTAAAACAACTGCTGGTGGGATTACGGACTCGGGAACGAAACTGTAAACATTCCCAGCAACACCTGCTAAAGCTGTGGCAAGTGGTTGCCTAACGGATGAAAGAATTGTGGATGGTGGCATTTATTGAGCCATGCTCTCGGTATCCATATATGAACCAAGTAAACCAACGCATTTATTGAATAATGAGCGACCCATTCTAAATGGTGTGCTAGTAAAATCAACGCCTTCGATCTGTCCACCACCTGCAAGTCTTGCTTGAAAAACCTCTACTGAAACTGTGTAAACTGCTGACTCAACAGCTGCGTTTCCAACATAAGTTGATGCTCCGGATAAAGTAGCAACTCCACTTGGGATCACATTTGCTTCGGTAACATCTGCATTTGTAATTGCTGCGCTGAAAGTTGTGTCTGTCAAATTATCATCTAATACTGTGCGAGTTCCATTATACGGACTCAAGCATCCAGTAATGACTACTGATTGTCCTGCGGTAAATTCATGAACGCCAACTGTTGTAAATGTGGCAACATTATCTTGTAAAACTGTTTTTTGAACTGGACTCTTAAAAGTAACCAGCATCGGCAGAATGACTGTTTCTGCTGTGTCAATAATTTGATTTAGATAAGCGTCATTGTAAAGAGAGGAACTCACACCCAATACGGAACGCAGATTCGCTGCGGTAATAATTGAAGGCATAAATTCCTCTCTTTAATCTCCCTTAATGGATGCCTAAGATCGGGAGCAACCTTAGGCACTCAATTAAATTAAGCTACTTCTAAGTAACGGAATGCAGTTGGGAATCGGTTTACTACGGCTACATAACCATATAGACCGATTTCGATGCGACCATTAGCAACCAAGTTAGCACGAAGTTCAATTGTGCCACTCTCATGGAATCGCATAGCTGCTGATGGATAAACTAATCCATACTTAGCACCTGCGTTGTTGCCTGTGTAGTTAGGATCTACAACTAGGTTCAATCCTGCGATTGTTCCATTTGTTGAACCCTGTGTTACCAAGCCGGCTGCATTTTGTGGAGCTGCTGCTGCGAATAGTGGACGACCATCTGCAACTTCGCCAAGTAGTCCAGCAAAATCGATGCCATCCTCTCCACCTGATGGAGCAACCAATAGGTTGTTTGGTGTAAAGCGCATAACGCCATATGAATCTGCAATTCCATCAAC